GTCCTCTACCCCGTGGATGAGGTCGTGGCCTACGAACAGCGCAACCTGCGCGGCCTGCCAAACAATCCCTCGCAACCCAACCGATGAGCTTCTCTGTGAATGGCGCACTGTTCAAGCAATCCGCTGCCGACTGGCAGAAGCGGATGGGCGACCGCTATGAGGCCGGGAAGAACTACCCGGAGTTCGATGGCGTGCTCAACGTGCCAGCCGATCAGGCCTACGCCCTGGCGCAGTATCTGATGAATGCCCAGCCCCAGGGCGACCGGCAGGAGATCCCGGTGCGGCTGAGCGGGTGGGCCAAGACCGCCAGCAGCGGGGTGAAGTACCTCAGCATCGTGGCCAAGCCCGACTACAAGGTGCAGAAGGCGATCGAGGAGGCTGCGGTGGCACCAGCTGCTGCGGCCAGCCTCGCGCAGGCCACGGGAGGCGTGGTGAGCGAGATCACCGAAGCCGATCTGTTCTGAGCTACATCAGCTCAAGCTCCAGCCGCGCGATCTCATTGACCGCGGCCTGGAGCATCTCCTGCTGGTGGTAGCACTGGCGGAGCAGCTGAGCGGCGACGCTGCCGGCCTGGGGATGCTTCTCCAGCCGGCGGCAGTCGGCCTCGATCTGGAACTGTTTTTCTGGCGGGATCTCAACCGCCAGCCACTGACCGAAATTCATTTCTCTGGGGCGGAACTGCCCCATGGTGCCCATGAACTGCCCGAAGTGCAGCTGCCCCCGCCACCGGGCAGCGGTGACGAATAGCAAGCCTGCCGACCAGACGGTGCGGCGGCGGGTGTGCCTGGACTGCGGACACGCATGGTTCACAGCCGAGGCGGAGGTGAGCCGATATGCGGTGGGGTGGTGCTCGGGGCACGCGAGCAAGCCGGTGCTGCGGGTGCCGGTGACGCTGACGCTGAGCCACGTGGAGGTGGGCCAGGTGGGACCGAAGCCGCGGCAATGTGAAGAACTGTCACAGCCGGGATGATGCGCTGCCGGCGGTGGGCCATGATTAGCGCACGGCCGAAGAGGCCACCGCTTCTCCACCCATGCTCACCACCACTCTCCTGGTGATCTGGAAGCTGCTGATCCCGCTGCTGCTTCTGGTCGCCGTGATCGACTGGCTGACCGCTTCAGATGATCGCCGCGTGCGCGTCCTGCGCCGCACCGGCCTCAGCCAGCAGCAGATCGCCGCCCGCCTCAACCTGTCCCGCTATCGCGTCCGTAAGGCGCTCGCATGATGCTCGCCAACCCCATCGTCAACCGCATCGCCGTCGTAGTGCTGCTGGCCTGCCTCTATGCCGCCGGCTACGACTCCGCCAAGCAGGAGACCGTCAAGGCGCACCACAACTGCGCAGCCGAACACCTGCCGCTGAAGCCATGACCCCCCGCCGCTTCTACTTCCAGATCCGCAGCGCCAACGTGCTCGAGTGCGTCACAGCCACCAGCCTCACCGAGGCCAAGCTGATCGCCGCCGACACGTGGCTGCAGTGGTGGTCTGAGCTCGAATGGCTGGACTCCGAAACCGTTACCCACCCGATCACCCATGGCTAAGACCACCGGAGCAATGCTGCCGTGGCAATGGCAGGACGAACCAAACCAGAGCCAGCACGGCGAAGGCATCAGCCGCCCGCGGCCCAAGGCCCGCACGAAGGAGTTCCGGCTGATCGTCTATCCCAAAGGCGCCCGGCCCATGACGTGGATCACGCAGGCCGAGACGAAGCGCGCCGCCATCCGCTACGCCGAGGCCCGCTGGCCCGGTGCTGCTGTGGAGGTGGTGTGATGGCGACCAACGAGGCTCAGCTGTGCGACGCCATCCTGAAGTTGTGCGCCAGGGTCGAGGCGCTGGAGGGCAAATACGAAACCCAGCGCCTAGCCACGCTGGAGTGGGGCAAGGACGTGGACACGCAATCCAAGCTGATTGACAGGCTCTGGATGCGGGTCGAGGCGCTGGAGGCCAACCAATGACTGACTACAAGTTCGCGCCACTGAACACCCTTGAGGATCGCCTCGGCAACGCCCTTGGCCTCGCGATCGGCATGATCCTCAAGCCAGAAACCATCGACAACAAGGCCATGGCCCAGATCGAAGCACCGTTCAAGGAGTGGTGTGATGCCCTTGTTGATGGGGGGCGGCTTGATGGCTGACATGCGCGCGAGAATCAGCCAGCTGATCACCGACAGCGGAACCTACCGCCAGGGCCAGCAGGATGAGCGCCACCGGCTGGTGAGCATGATCGACATCCGCATCGATCAGCTGCGCACCGTGGCCGGCATCCGCAACCGCGAACAGCTCTGCGCCGAGCTGCTCTACCTCCGCCAACACCTAGAACCATGAACCGCGTCCAACTCGACCAGCAGCGCGCCGACATGCTCGAGGCCCTCTACGAGCGCAGCGGCCGCGATGATCTGCCCTACGGCCACCCGCTTCGTTGCACCTATACGGGGCTCTGGCAGGAGTTCGCGCTGGAGATGGCGGCCAACTTCCGCGACACCGACTACCCCGAGCTGCTGGACAACGTGGTGCGCGCGATCGATGCCACCGAGTCGGTGATGACCCAGAAGCAGGCGCAGCAGGCGATCGAGGTCTGCCGCCAGCAGCTGCTCGGCCGGTGGCGGTAATGCCCAGCCCGTTCACCGAGATGAAGTGCCCGCAATGTGGTGGGCGCTTCAGGTGCGACAGCTCCGAGCGCAGCTATGAGGGGCAGGTGCGCCGTCAGCGCCGCAAGTGTTACGACTGCGGCCACCGCGGCACTGAGTACGCCGTGACGCAGGAGTTCTTCGATGAACTGATCGCCGCGCGTGAGATCGTGACGAAACTGGCTAGCCATTATTGGGAACTCACCGAATGACCGACCAGATCAACCCGGACCACTACAAGCAGGGCGGCATCGAGTGCATTGACGCGATCGAGGCCGCGCTCACGCCGGAGGAGTTCCGCGGCTACTGCAAGGGCAACATCATCAAGTACACCTGGCGCGAGCGGATGAAGGGCGAGGCCATCTCGCTGGCCAAGGCGCAGTGGTATCTCCGCCGCCTGCTCGGCAAACTGGAGGGATGATGCAGCTGCCCAGCCTGAACCTGATCGAGCGCCTGGCGCTGTGGATCCTGGTGCGCAGCCACCGCACCAGCCTGGTGGTGGTGAAGGAGCTGCACTGGCCCGAGGTGTTCGTCGCCGCGGACCAGCGCGATGAGGTCGCCTGCTACGTGACCAGCGGCCAGCAGAATGAACCGGCCTCGCATCTGCTGGAGCGGTTGTATCACTCCCCGGCCTACGGCGAGTTCGAATGATCAGCCTCCACGCCGGCCGGCTGCTGCTGTTCTGCGATCGTGCAGACCGGACGTGGCACTGTCGGGTGAACCTCGGCCCCAGAGCCGAGCACCAGCTGGAGGCTGATACGGGCGCCATCCAGCTGCAGGAGGCGCTCCTGCGCGCTCAGCGGATCTACCAAGCCGCGGTGCTGCGCATCAGGCCGGCGAGCTCGCCGCGGATGTGCTGGGACTGCCTGCAGTGGGAGCCGGCCCGCAAGGCCTGCACGCTCGGTTTTCCTGAGGCTCGCCAGACTGGTGGCAGGTTTGCCGCACGGTGTGACATCTATGTCGGAGCCGATGATCCTCGGCCGCAGTGATCGCGGCACCGGCTACATCGAAACGCTCGAGCCCGCTGGTGGTGGGGAGCTTTACTACCGCAGCTGCGCTAACGGCTACTGCAGGTATAGCTCCGATCTCTGGCAGGCCGAGATCTACCTCGACCACCTTCTCGCTCGCTGACCCTATGGGGTATTTCAACTGCACCACCACCCGCGAGGCCTACTACCTCTCGCTGGCCAACCGGCCCAGGCCCGCAACGGCCTCGAGCCCCTACAGGGGCGTCTCACGCAGCACCAACCCGAAGCTGCCATGGCGCGCTGCACTGGGCTACCGGGGCCGGCGCTACTACCTCGGCATGTTCGCCACCGAGCTCGAGGCGGCCAAGGCCTACAACCGTGCAGCGCTGAGCGTGATCGGCGATCATGCCGTGATCAATCCGCTGCCCGAGTGATGACGCTGCCCCTAATGATCGAGCTGCTGGTGGGCTACGCCGTGGCGTGCGGCTTGGCGCTCTGGCTGGCGTCGAAGATCCTGCCGTAATGGGGTGTGGAGGTGGCGCCGGCTCTCGCGCCTGCACGCCTCACCGCAGCCTCCACACTGCGGAATGCCCAGCGATGAAATCGTTGGACTGGAAGACTAGCAGTCTCCGGCCACCCAGCGCGCGATGGCCCACTCGCCCATTGCGGACCAGAACGGCTGCGCGCGATACCAGTCCACCCAGCCCTTGTGACCCTTCTGGCTGTTGCACATGAGGCAGCAGCTGATCAGGTTCTCCCGCACCGTCAGGCCGCCGTGGACCTTTGGCACCACGTGGTCGAGCGTGGGGCTCCGGCCCAGCGGGTCGCCGCAGTAGGCGCACCTGTAGTTCCAGGCCAGGTGGATCTGATCGCGGGCTGACCTGCGGGTGACCAGCCGCGTCTCGTCAATGTGGTGCCGATCCACCGATGTCTTCGGGCAGGGTGAACAGCTCGATGGCCAGGTCGAGGAGGTCATCCTCCGAGTGGATGAACTCGGCGATCTGGCTGTAGAGGTCGGCGGGGAGCTGGTCGGGGTCGGTGTCGCTGCGGATGATCACCTTGGCGGTGATCTCGGCGATGTGCGCGCGCATGGGCGGTGCCCCGGCTTGGCCCACGGTAGCGACGGAAACCCGTGTGAACGATTGTGAACGCGCTGGCCCGATCGGGGGTGCTCCCCTGCCTGTGGTGTAGGCTCTCCCCATGCCCCAACTCGACCCCGACTACGACGACATCCCCGAGGATCTGCCCGAGGATGACGACGACGACCACCCCAGCCTCACCGCTGCCGAACGCAACCCATCCCTGAAATGACCTACGCCATCGAGATCGGCCCCTGGCACGTTGGGCCGTTCACCACGCACATCGCCGCGCAGCACTTCGCCGAGACCCACGGCCTCGATGACTTCCGCATGATCCAGCTGGATGACCCCGCCGAGGCGCCCGGCAAGATCCACCGGCTGCGCAGGGCAGCGCTGCAACCGACGCAGATCTGAGCGCTGCGCGAATAGTGCGCAAATGGCCTCGGCGAGCTTCTTAAGCCCGTCGGGGCTGTCTGTTTAAGTGGCTGATTTTGCGGCATTATTTGGTGCCCAGGGGCGGAATCGAACCACCGACACTGCGATTTTCAGGGGCGCCGGAAAGCTTCACGCCGGTTCACGGAATCTCCCGAAGGTTCTGATTATTCACAGCTTTTCCGGTTGACCTGTTCACGCCCGTTCGCGCAGATTCACCCCCGTTCGCGCAAATCTGCGCGAATAGTGCGCGAATGGAGAGCCCACGATGAAGCGCGAATGGCAGCCCGATCGGAAGATTTCAGGCCTCGGGTTGATGGTCCTGCCCACCGGCGTCCGCACCTATTACGTGCGCTACCGCGAGCCCTCCGGCAAGCAGCAGACCCACAAGATCGGCCGGGCCGAGGTGGTGAGCCTGACCATGGCGCGCGAGGAGGCGATCAAGATCCTCGCCGCTGTCGCCAAGGGTGAGGCGCCCGGCACCGACAAGCAGCTGCTGCGCCAGGGCAAGACCATCCGCGAGCTGTCCGAGATGGTCACCGAGAAGCACTACGCCACCCGCGTCAGGCCGAGCACCAAGACCGGCTATGCCGTCCTCTGGAAGAACCACATCCTGCCGCGCATCGGCGCCGAGAAGGTCGCCACGCTGCAGACCATCCAGGTGATCGACATGCTCGAGGAGCTGCCGCGCGGCCAGCAGAACCGCGCGCTGGCGGTGCTGCGCAAGGCGATCAACCTGGCCGAGCTGTGGGGCATCCGCGCCAAGGGCACCAACCCGTGCAAGGGCATCCAGGCCAACGGTGAGCGCAAGATCAAGCGCTACCTATCCCGCGTGGAGCTCGAGCGGCTGCTGGCCGCACTGGATGCGTTCGCCGAGGCCGGCGTGCGGTGGCGCTTCGCGCAGCTGATCCGCCTGCTGCTGCTGACCGGGTGCCGGGTGCGCGAGATCATGACGGCGCGCTGGGAGTGGCTCGATCAGGATGCAACGATCCTGACGCTGCCCCCCGACGCTCACAAGACCGGCGGCCAGGACGATGAGCGCAAGGTGCATCTGCCGCCCGCGGCGAGTCTCATCCTACGAGAGCTGAGACGCAGGTCGAACACCGAGTGGATCATCGCCGGCGACGGCGACGGTCACCTGATCGGATATTGGTATCTCTGGGACAAGCTGCTCGAGGCGGCCAAGATCAAGAACCTCCGCGTCCACGACCTGCGTCACTCCTATGCGTCCTATGCCATCACCACCGCGGGCCTGACGCTGCCGCAGGTGGGCGCGCTGCTCGGCCACGCCAGCCCGCAGACCACCGCCCGCTATGCGCACCTGATGGACGAAGCAGCTGCGGCGATGGCGGCGAAGGTGGCCAGCGCGATCACCCAGCAGAAAGCCCCGGCTGTTTAGGCCGGGGCGGTCCACTTCTCGCTCCGGGGTCAGCTTAGCCCTTGCTGGCCGTGACGCCCTCATCGCCGTTGTAGCGGCCGGTGACCGCATAGGAGCGATGGGGGATGGCCTCCATCCGGTGGAACACCATCTGGCCGATCTTCATGCCGGGCCAGATCGCGACCGGGTGCATCCTGCGCGCGTTGCTGAGCTCCAGCGTCAGGCGGCTGCCATGCCAGCCAGGATCGCACCACCCGGCCAGCAGGTGCTCGAGGCCCTCGCGCGCGCGGCTGGACTTCAGCACGAATTGCGCGGCCACGCTGTCCGGCAGGTTGAAGATCTCGCGCGTCTCCGCCAGGCAGAACTCACCCGGCTGCAGCAGGTAGGGATCCTCGGCTGTGTGGTCGTGGATGCCGTGGATCTGCAGCTCGGGGGTGCCGGGCACTTCGATCATGATCCGATCGCCCAGCAGCACGTCGAGGCTGGCCGGGTTGATCAGGTTGGGATCGAACGGCACCACCATCGCGTGGTGCTGGCAGAGGTGGTGGAGCTCGTAGTCGGGAAGGGGCACGCGATCGTCAGTAGACCCACCGGAGCCTAGGCCCGCCCTGGCGGATGCCAAGATGCACGAACCCCTTCGGTGCGCCGTAGCCGAGGCTGTGGGGCCAGTGCTGATCGCACCAGTCCTGCACCGCGTAGATGTCCGCGCCGGTCACGGCGAAGTCCACCGCGCCCACACCGATCGCGTTGTAGAGGTGCTCCGACTGGCTGGCGCCACCCACCGCCCGGTTGATCGCCGTGGGCCTGTAGCCGGAGGTGATCACGATCGGCCGGCCGCCGAACTGCGCGCGCACCTTCTCGAGGAACTGCGCCAGCTTGGTGGCGGTGTCGCACTGGTGCTGGTGATCAAAGCGCCGCGCCTCCTGACCTAGCGCGAACTCGCCGTAGGTGATGTGCGGCGTGATCTTGAAACTGAAGGGCGACTCGGGCGTGAACATCGCCGAGACCGGGCCGGTGGTCTGCTTGTCGCGGCCCCAGAGGTCACCCTCGGCGATGCGGCGCCGCTTCAGGCCGGCCTCCACATTCGTGCCGGGGTTGCGGTAGAGCAGCAGCGCATCGGGCACGCCGGGCCAGTCCTTCTCGCGCAGCCGCTTGCTGATCGTCTCGAACCCCTTGGCGCCGTAGAAATCGGTGCCGAGGTTGTAGGCGAAGCTGATCAGCGCGCACTTCTGGTGGTCGGCCATCTCGGCCCAGTAGGGCACGGTGGCGCGCAGCTTGGCGGCGATGCGATCCACATCCTGCCGCAGCAGCAGATCGGCCTCGATCGCGTTGATCTTGTCGCCGCGCTTCACCGGCCGGCCGTCACCGTAGCGGGTGGTGCCGTAGCCGATCGTCCAGGGGTCGCCGCCGCTGAGCGGGTCCGGGTAGGCCTCGAGGTGGCAGCCCTCGAAATCCTTGATCAGCTTCAGCGCCGCGGCCAGGTCCGCCTGCTTGCCGTCCTGGCTCCAGGTGTTGAACCATGCCCGGTCACGTCGCATGGCGACCGCGTAGCCGTTGGTGGCGAGATCCTGCTCAAGGGTCTCGATCGCTGCGGCCTGGTGCGGGAGGCCCCGGTAGAACCGAAACAGCTGCTCCAGCGTGATCGGTGCAGGGTTGGCCATGAGTTAGCGGCGCTTGGGGAACACCAGCCGGCCGGCCTGCAGCAGCAGCTGGATCCAGCTGTTGGACTTGAGCGGGCTGATCGCGATGATCTCGCTGCCGGCAGCGATGACGATGGCGATAATCGCGGCAGTCTCGGGGCTCATGATGTCCACGTCGATGCCCTCAGGCTACTTGCGCATTTCAAGGGCGCGCACCCGCTGGTCGAGCAGGGTGAGCTCCGCCTTGCTGTCGTTCTTTAGCTCCTCGACGGCGCGCACCATCTGCTGCACGGTGGCCTCAACGCGCGCGAACTGCACCTGCATCGAGATGAGCAGGGCGCCGATGGCGAACATGCCGGCTCCGAGTGCTGCCGGGAGGGAAGCAGCGAACACGCCGCCGACCGTCTTAGGTTCGTCCGCCATCGGCTGATCCGGCCACGCTTCCATCGTAACGATCGAAGGGATCAGGCCTTCCAGCGAGGAAGGCAAGTGCGCGCCGGTAGTAGTGATTCTCAGTGTTTCCTACACGCTCCATGTGGTCGCGGATCTTGCGCCAGTTTTCGAGCGTGTCGCGGTCCATTACCGGCCCTGCCCTCTGAGGGGCTTCTTGCCACGCCGCCGGGGCCTGCTGCGGGTGCCGAACCCTTGGCGGGTGGTCTTGGGTGGGCCGGGCTGGTGATCAATGCGACCGGTGCCGGCCTTTGCGCGGACTGCCATGGTTACTCAGGATCGGGGAGGCCGAACAACTGGCGCAGCTCGGCAACGCTGAGCCCAGCCGCCTCGAGCTTCTGCTCAGTGGTGAGCACTGGGGCAGGCTCGGCCTCGGCAGCAGGCTCAGGCTGGTTGCCTTCCTCCAGCCAGGTCAGGTGCGCCTGGTAGTCGGTGTTGGCGGGATCGGGCGGGATGAAGGCGTTATCGGCCAGCCGGAGGATCTGTGAATCGGAGGTGAGTCGGTACATAGATCAAAGCTCCGAAGTAAGAGTAAAAGAAGAAGCTCCTCCGCCGTACCCTGCGCCAACAAAGGTGACGTTCACGCGACCACCCGCGGCTCCCTCTGCAGTCAAGCTTACCGACGAGGTATTCGGAAACAATCCCTGGGTTGGCGTTGCTGTCGTAGGTGTCGTTCTCATGGGCGACCACGCAATCGGGAGATACAAGGTGCCACCTCCAACTGCGTAGATATACGAAGTTGCTGGGAAGGGTCTGTAGTACCGCTGGCAAAGATCTACGTTCATCCCGTGATGCCGCCGCTCGAACGGCGTGGCGACGGTGCCAGCTTCCAGCTGCACGTTGCCGATCGTCCAAGTGCCGGAAGTCTGCGCGCCGACCGTGAACACGATCTCGATGCCGGTGGTGGCAGCCGCCGGAATGCTGATCTGGGTGCTGTAGCGGGTGACGGTGCTGGTGACCGTGAACGTGCCGGTGGCGATCTGCGTGCGGGTGGGGCTGGCCAGCGTGCCGAAGGTGTCGGTAGTGGTGGCATAGAACGCCGTCCAGGTGACGGTTGTCAGCAGGCTGTTCGCCAGGTCAACGCTGAGCGTGGCGGTAGCTCCGTTGAGGTCGAAGCTGTTGAACTGCTCGATGCGCTGGCCGAAGCCGATCGCCGAGACACTGGCCGCGCCGGTGAAGCGGTAGCGGAATTGATCCGCCCCGCTGCCGGCAACACGCTGGCCGGTGACGTTGGCGCCGGTGCAGTAGCCATACCAGCGGTCCACCGTGTAGGCGAGCGCCGCGCCGGCGGTGATGGTTTGTGCTGCGCCAGCGTTGCGCTGGTCGATCGACATGGCGCCATTGATCAGCCGGTTCCGGCCCACGGCCGTGCTGGCCGCGTCATAGGCCACCTTCACGGCGCTCGGTGTGGCTGCCAGCGTGGTGCTGGTCGAGTTGGTAGCCGAGCTCAGCTGCACGATGCCAGCGGCCGAGGTGGTGGCCGCTGACAGCTGGCTGGTGAGACTTGGGATGGTGATCTTCTTGTTTCGATCCGACGCAGCGGCCTCCGACACGTCCACGATCGGCAGCACGTCATCGTTGGCCGGCGTGGTCAGCGCGGTGTATTCGGTGATCTTGCGGGATGCCATTTACTCCTGGGGGTAGGGGAAGCGAGCGCGAATCTCGATCACCTTGGCGTCGTAGTCGGCTTGCATAGCTTCACCACGCTGCACTTGGAAAAACAGCGGATCAGCCTCGGCGGTGAAGGCTGCAGCCCTGCTTTGACGGGCTTGCATCAGCTGGGCGTGGGTTTCAACAGCAGCTCGGTCATAGATGAAAGGATTGCCGTCAGCATCAAACGCATCCTCCCCAACGGTGCGAACCACGGCTGGGTAAAGGTCGTGAATAGCAGAAACGAAGTACATCATGCTGCGATCTCCATGAGGGTGATGGTGGAAGTCGTGTTCCCGCCTAACCCTGAGGCCTGCACGTATGCGGTACCTGTCCCGGTCTGGTTGTAGAACTGCGTCTTGTACACAACAGCCGAAGTTGTGGCGGGGGAGTCAAGCCAAGACGTGGAGCATCCCCCGATGTGATTGTTGGATACTGAGTTTGTCCATCCGGCGTTTATATCAAATGTAACCAGATGTCGCGCACCCCCGAGAAGCCTAAGGCTCACCCCGTTATTTGCGTTCATCTTGACGCAACCAGCCTGGTGGGCGGAAATCAAGATCTTGCTTGTAGCAGACGTGGGCGTGATTGTTGCAGTCAAGCCTGTATCGGCCCAGGAGACTGCAGTATTTGTTGCCTGTACCTGGCATTCGGCATTGACCACCTGCAACACGTTCCCGGCCCGGTTGATTCGATCGAGCGTGCCCCCATTTGCTTGAACCGCTCCTGATGCGTCCACCAGTAACCGCTGGACGCCGCCAGTGGCGATCGCGAACTGATCCGCCCCTGGGCTGTAAATGCCCGTATTGGCGTCGCCTATGAAATAGAGGCTTGGCGCCCCTGCGCTGCCACCTTCTATGGTCAGCCTGCCATCCAACTCGCGGAGCGTGATCCATGCGCTGTTTGCAGCGTTGCGGATCTTCAGCAGGCCTGCGCCCGTGTCCGCCCAATACTGATAGGCGTAGGTGGTACTCGGCGCCGATGCGCCACTGTTGTTCGTTACGGCAGCAGCCAGCGCGTTGTTCAGATCCTGCCGAAACGCTTGGCCGGACTGGTTGGCAATGATGTAGTCGTGCTGAGCCATGCCCTAGATCTCCTTGCCGTAGCCGATGGCGGTGTAGGTGAACTGGCGGCTCACGGCCGTGCCGCCGCTGTTCCTGAAGGTTACCTGAAATCCGGTGCGAGTCACGGAGGCGATAGTGAAGTATTCGCCCGTGCCCATGTTGAAGCCAGTGACGCCCAAGCTGGGCGTCTGATAGAACGCGTTCGCGAAGGTCACCGAGTAGGTGCCGGCTGTGCTGGTCAGCGTTGCCGACTGCTCGACCCGTTGCTGCATCTCCAGCACGCAGCCCAGCTCGTCCACCACGATGTTCTGCACTGGATCGGAGCTGGTGGCCACCACCTTGAACTGGAAGCCGCGGCCGCGTGAGATCGCATTGGAGAACTCGCGCCAGGTGCCCCAGGCGGGAGTGCCTGCGGGGTTGTCTGCTGTTGTGCGGACGTAGAGCGCCGCGTTCACCCCGTCGAGGTTGTCTTCGTCAATTGCGGGCCATTCATCGATCTCAAGGATCTTGTCATCGATCAGGCTGCCGGGCAGGTACGGCCTGGTGAGCAGACGACGCTGCAGGTTCAGGTCGAATGTGCCGCCGAGGTCCAGCGTGCTGGCGAACTCGTATTCGCCCGAGCCCAGCACCCCACCTGCGCCGTCGATCGATGCCAGCGCATCCCAGTCACCGGGGTCGCCTTCCGACAGGATCATGTCGCCGTTCTCATCCAGGATCAGGTCGCCGTTTTCATCCACCAGCGGGCTGCCGGGCACCGTTTCAGGTGCCAGCGAATCGACCAGCTCGCCGGCGCTAATCACCAGGCCGTCCAAGTCCTCGCTGTAGAACATGTCGGTGTAGTTGCCGTTGAAGGGCGGCACCTCCTGGTCTTCGGCGTAGGTCTGGACCAGCAGCCGCGGCAACGGGTTGGGCAGATCGGCCACGGCGGTGAGCGCGTTGACAGAACGCCGGCCGCCATCGTCTTGGAACTTCAGCAGGTAGGTGCCCTCCAGCAGCGGCACCTGTTTTTGCGTCTGGCTGCCAGCTGCGGCAGGAACAATATCAATGCTCCTCTCCCAAGTGGCGCCGATTAGTACGGGGGAGTGGCGGATCAGCACCGCACCGCCCAGCAGCACGTCGAGATCGTTGGCTCGATTCCAGCTGAGAATGGCGCTGGCCGAATCGATTGCGATCAGACTGATGCCGGTCACATCCTGCGGTGGAGCGCTTTTGCCGGCTGCTGCATAGGTCAGCAACGCTGGGAGCGTTGATCGCCGGCCGGATGCGTTCACGCTGTAGACCTGCACCTCATAGGTGGTCTCAACGGCGTCCAAGACTTCGTAATCAACCCGCTGAACGGTCGAGGAGCTCCAGTTGCCGCTCTGCTGCCGCCACCGGACGAAGTATTGATCGATGCCGTTGACCGGCTGCCAGCTGATGATCAGCTTGAACAGTGCGCGGCCGCTGTTTTCGTAGAGCGCCTCAGTGATGCGCAGGTTTACCGGGGGCGGCGGGATCACGTTCAGATCGGTGATATCCCGCCGCTGCAGGGCCGCGCCGCGCTCGACGTAGGCGTACTTGCTGGCGTTGTAGGCCAGCGCGCTGATGGTGTACTGCGCGCCGTCCTGTTCCTGTACGGACAACACCCGCCAGGTCGAGGTTTGGATGTTCGAGGTCTGGTAGATCCAGATGCTGTTTGCGTTGGGCGCAGCAGTGAATGCCGAGCTGAGCGCAATGGCGTTGCCCGAGCGGCTGCTCACGCCGCGGCTCTGCACTGTGCCATCGGGCAGGATCACCGACAGTGTGCCGCCGGATGTGGGCAGTCCGGTGCCATCGTCCACCGTCACCGTGCTGGTGGTTGCTGAGCGAATGCGGCCGCCACGTCGGGCGCCGGCTTTGACTGGATCGGCCACCTCGATGATTTGCCCTGGCCGCACCACAACGCCGGCGTCGATCGATGCGGTGAAGCTGATCACCTCGCCTTCGTATTGCTCGGAGTAGAGCAGCCACTCGCCGATGCGGCTGGCCTGGCCGCGACTGGTGCAGGCAAAGGCGCTGATTTGCGTGGTGACCACGCCGTATTTGACGATTGCGGCCTGGTCCTCGACCACCTCGTAGGCGATCTCCCGGCTGTCCAGGTCGAGGTAGCTGACCACGGCCACAGTGGGGCGGGTCTTGCGGCTGCTGCCCTGGTAGCTGAAGCCCTCCTCAGCGACGTTCGCCAGCGTGAACAGGTAGGCCGAGTCCGCCGGCCGGTCTTGGCTGATCGTGAGCGCGCCGGTGCTCCAGTACGGCATGACTCGGAACACCGAGCACATGTCATTGATCAGCTTGTAGGCCTCCTCGGCGGTCTGGATGTTGATGTTGCAGGAGAAGCGTGGCTCCCAGCCGCCGAAGCCGTTGGGCACCAACTCGCTGGCGTACTGACTGGCGGCGAAGAATGCCCACTTGTCGAGCTGCGCGGCTTTGATGTGATCGCCGAAGCCGTAGCGGGTCGAGGTCAGCAGATCCCACAGGATCCACGCCGGATCAGAGCACCACTGCGCCGCACCGAACGACCCATTCCACACACCGCTGTAAACCAGCCGGCCGTTGGCCTGATCCACCGACGCATTGCTGGGGATCTGCACCTTGATGCCGCGGATCAGATAGGAGCGGCTCGGGATGCTTGAGAACTGCTCAGCGTCCACCCGCAGGCCGACCAGGGCGCTGTTGGGGTAGCGCAGCTTCGCGTAGGTGATCTCGGTGTAGGTGGACCAGTTAAAGGCGTTGACCAGCTTGGCGCTGCTGCTGTCTGGCGTGATCCGCGTCACGCGGATGTCTGCCGGCGTTGTGGCTATGCCTACCAGGTAGTCGCGCTGATACGTGTCTGAGGTGCGGCCTGAGATCGTGTCATCGATCACGACGGTGTAGCCGCCGCCGCCGTACTGCACGGCAATTTGCAGGCGCACGCTGGTGCCGTTGATGTCGCCTTCGTTGGTGAACTCCTGCAGCTGCGGCACCGTGATGCTCACCCGCGCCGCGTCCACATTGGCGTCGGTGATGGTGCGGACGATTGGCGTGCCCTGCTGCACCTGCACGCTGACCGGCTTTTCGTCCTCGATGCCGGGCGAGCCGGGGATGTAGGACTGATTCTGCGTGCCGTTGCGGGTGTAGACCGTGACGTTTTGGAAGTTGTAGGTGCCGTTTGCGTTCTGCAGCGGTGTGTTGCCAAGAAAGATGGATCTGTGGCCATCCTTCAGGCCTTGGATCTCGCCCTCGCTGAGCAGGTCCACCAGCTGCGCATACTGCGCGCTGTTGAGGTTATCGGCGGCCTCTGTCGGAATGCGCTGCGGCTGTTGCTGCTGACTGCCGCCGCCGCCCTTGCCGCCACCCCCACCGCCGCCGCCGCCGCCGCCCGCGCCAGCAATCGTGCCCAGGCCCAGTCCTGCATTGTGGACGCGAATCCCGCCGGCGATGAAGGTGTGATGGCCCTCGACGGTGAGGTTGTAGACGGTGCCATGGCAGAGCTCGGCCTTGCCGACGATCGGCCGCAGGTGGCCGTTCTCATCCACCAAGCAATCGTCGCCGCTCAGCGTGTCGATCTCCACGAAGGCGTTGAACTGGTTCAGCACCCAGTGGTTCGGCGTGGCATCGAGCACGGCGCCGCCCCAGAGGCGGTAGCGGTTCACCCGCTCGCCTTCGTGCTCATGCACCTTAAGGATCTTGGCCTGATGCACCTCGCCGAGGTCATCGAAGCTGAGCACCAGGTCGCCGGGCTGCAGCTCATCGATGCGCCGCTGCCCATCGGGCACCCGCACCAGGGTGTGCCCTAGGAAGCACCCGCCGCCGCCGCCACCACCACCTGCACCAACGATCCGAGCCATCAGCCGCTCACCTGCACTGTGTCGATGCCGGCCGAGATCACCACCGAGCCCACCAGCGTCTCGCCGTAGACCACAGGGACTGGCACGCCTTGGCGGCTGGTCTGCTGGATGCCGGAGAAGCTGTAGGACTTGCGGGGGTCTTGATCAGTGTCGGCGGCACTAGAGCTAGCGCCTGGCGATGCACCCATTTTGGGCACCGGCGTGAGCAGCTGCGCCACGCCGCCGAGCACCAGGCTGGCGCCGACGCCGACCAGCAGCTGAACGCCCAGGGCGCCGATACCTGGCACCAGAAAGCCAACGGCCAGCAGCGCCACGCCGGCAATGATCCGGCCCACTGCACCTGCACCCTGCAGCACGGGCACGATCTTGATCGCCTGCTGGCCAGCCGGATCGTGCAGCTCCTCAAGCGCTAGGTCATAGCTGCCCACGCTCACCCGGTAGTGCTGGTCGGCCATGTGCCGCTCAAGCTGCGGGAAATTAGCCAGCAGGAAGCGCACCGCTTCAGCTGCACTGGCCACCTCGGCCATGAACTTGCGACGGCCGAGGAACTTTGCCAGCCGCCCATAGATCCGAATCTCGCGCAGCATGGCCCTGCTCAGCCTCCGCCCATTGTATTGAACTCAGGGTGTCGCAACCTGCGGCCGGTGCTTTTCTGGAGCCACCCGCCGTAGATGTCGCGACTGCTGAGCCTGCCGCGGATGTGATGCAGCATCAGCTGGTCGCCGATGTAGACGCCGACGTGGTTGAGGCCCGGCCCGCTGATGCTCATCAGCAGCGCATCACCCACCCGCAGATCGTCGTCGTCGTCCAGCTCGCGGAACCCTGCCGTGCGCCAGCAGTCCTCGAACATTGGCGCCGCCTCGAATGCCTCAGGCGTGAGCGGCCGCTCCCAGTCGGGCAGTTGCAGCCCCTTCTCGGCCCACCAGTCGCGGGTCAGCGTCCAGCAGTCGGTGACGCCCCACACCCATTCCCGGCCGATTAGCGGCGCCTTGTAGCCGCAGGGCTTGCAGCCGCCCCATGCCTCGGTCTTCGGGTTCACGATGTACCAGGGCAGGGCGCTGTGCTCGCAGCTGACCAGATCGGGCTGGCTGGGCGTGGGCGGTGTGACCGGGTGGCTGTGGACCACCGCGATAATCTCGCCGGCATCTTCGGCCGCCGCGTAGTCGTCTGGGTTGAGAATGAACTGGTCGGCACCGGCCGCCAGGTTCTGGCACGGCCAGTAGCGCTCGCGGCCCTTGACGACCACCACCAGCCCGCAGGCCTCGCGCGGATCCTCGGCCTTCGCGTGCTCGAGTGCTGCTGTGCGCCAGGTCATGCCGCTCTCCGCTTGCGCTGCAATGGCATCGTCAAGGCAAGCGACGGATCCATGCCGGAGTTCAGCCTGTTGATCACGGTAGACGGCTTGACCCCTAGTCGCCTGCACCATTCCGACATGTGCAGGACTTGGCCCTCGTGCTCGATCATCCGATTGTTGCGCTTGTTGGCGCCCTGCTCAGCGGGTGTCGCCCATCGGCAGTTTTCCGGGCAGTAATCGCCGTGCGTGTTGATTCGATCTAAAGAGTGACCGTCAGGCTTCTCCCCCATGTCTTCTGCAAAGTTGCGAACGTCTAGCCAGCGCTCGCAGACCTTTATTCCCCTGCCTCCGTACTGGGCGAAGTCTTTTGCCTCTGGATTAGTGCAGCGCCGAATCATGCCCTGCCAGACTTTCATTCCTGAGTAGTAGCTGAGGCCGTGCTTCCGAAGGATCGGCGGTTTGCATTCGCGCTTGAGGCACCCGCAAGACTTGGTGCTGCCGGAGTTCAGCACAGAAGTGATCAAAGGCTTGACCGTTCCGCAATCACAGCGGCAGTCCCAAGCAAGGACACGGCCATAGGCGCGCGTTTTGCTCTGACCTATTACGACAAGACGCCCAAAGCGCTGACCTGTGAGGTCGGTTGCTTTGCCTCGCATGGAATAAAAAGGTCCGATGCCGACCATCTTACACCACGAACGCGCCAATACCCGGAAAACTGCCGAAGGGCAGCTCAGCGGTCGCGCCGAAGTGTGCCTTGCAGGCATCCAGCGTCTTGTCGCAGGTTGGCAGCCCGCCGGTGTAGCCGCACTCCGCCGACTTGTAGACCCACTGGCAGATGTTCGCGATGCACTGCCGCTTGGGTGCCCGCACGCCGGCCAGATCGAACGATGCCGCGAGCTCGAACTCCACCACGTCGCGCGTTTCGGCGACCTTTCGATCCACGTAGTAGATCTCGCGCGGGAACTCCGCGGTCGGGTCTGGCGTGCCGTAGGGATTGATGCCGCCGGGGAAGTTGGCGCCGTCGATGTAGCGGGCCAGCGTGCGGATCCGCGTAACCTTGGCGCCCTCCAGTCCGTTCGGCAGGCTCAGCAGCAGCGCCGTGATCGTGCCCAGGATGTTGCTGCACCGCACCTTCGGCCGTGGCAGCTGACCGTTGCCGCTGTACTCGAAGCCCTCGGCCTCGACAGGGAAGCGCTGGTAGTTCTGGCCGGCCCAGACCAGCTCACCGTTGCTGTTGAGGTTGGTGCCGGCATGGAAGCGATAGACATCCGCCACGCCGTGCTGCGTCACGTTCAGCTCAAGCTCAAATAGCTCGATGACGGCACTGGGCGCGATCGCCTGAAGATCAGAAACGGGGACTGGCATCAGGGCTCATACACCTGGCGGAATTTGGCGCGCAGCTGGTTGTTGTTGCAGTTGCTCAGCGTCACCTGCCAGTTGTCGCAAACGTACTTGCCAGCCGTGCCGCGGGGTGGCGTCCAGTCGAAGCTCTCCACCCCGCCGCGTGCATCGAGGAAGGCTGCGATCTGATCGCGCTCGGTGTCGGTGCGGTTGGAGAACACCAAATCCCACTCCTTCGGGTTGGTGTTCAGGCCGAAGCGCACCCGCTGCTCGTAGCCGTCGCCGGCCTTGAAGCGGTTGACGCGCGGCTGGCTCGACTCGGTGGCCTCGAAGCTGGGGGTGTAGGTGAAGGTCGCCATGGTTACGCCGCCAACAGTCCGCCGGGCCGCTTCTGGCGGACCAGCTCATTCTGCACCGCCTGC